AGTTGCAACTGTGATCGCACCGTCAGCGGCGATAGAGACGCTACCACCAGCGTTGGTCAACGTGATTACTCCGTCAGTGTCCATCTTTATCGATGCAGTACCGTCTGCAAGCCGGAGTTCCATCGCGTCCTCAGTTACTCCCGGATCGAGTACGTCAGCAGTAGGGTAGATACCTGGCACTGCGAATGCGTCGGAAAGGTCAAACTTGCGGTTAGACACAGGGTCAACGTCAACGCCACCCGTTGCGAGCCACGTTGTAATCGCCCGCTCGGAGAAAATTAACATGACGTAAGAGTCCACGGGAACGTCAAATGTCAGCCACAAGGATGCTGCACCGGGGAAAACTACTGGTACATCCTCGATAACGGGCAATTGAGTCGTCGATTCATCGCCCTCATAGAGTCTATTGAGGCATGGCTGTACTGACACTGTCTGCGCTGCTGCGTCAAACGCGGTTACTTGCGCAGGAAGGCATGTGTGCATATCCGCCGTGACGCTGTTGAAAATTTGGGCTAAGCCCGATTCTAGGGTTGCTGTTGAATATCCTGTTGTCATTTCAAATCCGCTTCTATCTCGACCTGAAAAGGTCCGCCGTAGTTGTTACCATAATACCTTAATCGTTGGGCGATGTAAATCCCATCGGCGTTGGTAACGACTCTTTTTTGGTTTTTGGGTTTTTTATATAAGTCCCCGCCGGAGTAAATTGTCTGCGTGGAGTCGATTTGTATGAGCCTACCAGGTGTTATGTCGGGATTGAGCAATGAGACAATCCGAACTGCCTTTTTGTTTTTCCCCCCTTTTGTCGACCGGTTAGTAATTGAAGGAGCGCCTATCATCCCCGAGCTAGGGCTGAGGACTATCGCGGTAGGTTGTGCAATCAAAAAATTTCCATCTTCGATTATTTCGAGGACTCCCCTTTGCACCGACCAAGACATGCCGTGGTTTTGGCACGCTTTGGTCAACACATCTTTCACTCTTCCGGCGTAAGTCACACTTCCTAAAAGTTTAGTTTCAAATAAAGGCTCTTCGATGTAAGAAGCCATCCCATAAGCTGACGCCATATCTTTAAAAATTTGCTTGACATCTTTTCATTGAGGGCGTTAGACGTCTCGCCGGAAAAGATAAGTACTGTATTGTCTCCATAGCCCGCGTAGAATTCGATCGCTTGATGCGAATCAGAGAAGAGATTTCGAGTCTTTTCACTCAAATTATAAACCGAAATCTTGGCTTTATTTGGTTCCTTATCGGTGGATGCTTTAATTTCAAAATCCATATATAACCCAGTTATCTCGTAAGACTGACTGTCTGCATAAACAACGAGTTTAACTTGTGGGTTAAAGAGAATCATCCGGTCACACTTTCTTCCGTCGTGTCGAAGTAATAAAGGATGAAACGGTTACCGATATCATCAAAGTTAGGGTCTTCGTTTTTCTCTTCCGTGTCAAAAATAAACATCTGGCCAAGTTCTTTAATCGCATAAGGCTTTAACAAGTCAACCCCGCCGACTAGCCTTATCCCTTCCACTTTTATACTTGGCTCTGAGATTCCTTCTAAGTCCATCGCCCACGCTGCGGTTGTGTCGTTCCACCGCACTGTTATCTTCCAATTCAGGTCTTCCAACGCGATAAAAAAGTTATAATACGCTTTGCTTTTTAAAGGTATGATTATTTTAGCCACCGAACACCCCCGCTAGCCATTCTGTTGCTTTAGACGCTAAGGACTGATTCTGATATCCTTGTGTTCCGCCCTCGTTAGCCTCCGGCGCTGTTCTTTTATCTTGTTCAGTGTGTTTTTGTTTCTTCTTTGCTTTTTTCTTTTTCGGGATTTGGCTCTCGTCAACATCAGAAATCTTTGATGCGACTACCCTAATAAATTTTAATTCAATCTTGACAAAGTACGCGTTCGATGTCGACGCAACGCGGTTTGGGTCAATATTGGTTATGACCATGCTCTCGTACTGGGTTCCATCAACTAATACATCGATAACTTCTTCTGAGTCTGAATACTCATATAGTTTATCGCGTTTATCCTGCCAAGAATCAGTGTTCCATGTTCCGTTTAATGCAGCCTTGCCTGCTGAACGAGCGGAAAAATCTGGATCTGTAAAGATGCAATCGAGGACTAACCCGATTGGTTTTTTTATCCTCGCGTCTGTTATGTCGAACCCTTCCTCCACCGGATACTCTGTTACGTCCCAATTATGGATAGGCTGTACACTTGTTAAGACGTCGATGGGTAATTCCCCGATAAGGTTAGCATTGAGTCCAAAGTAGTCTTTAAGTTCTTGCTTATTTGTGATAAATGGCATTTATCTAACAATCCCTGTGCTCAAAGCTCTCGCTGCAGTGGCCACTTCTTCTCCCAGAGCTTTAGAGACTTTTAGTGCGAAATCGTCACTTGATTCCCCAGGCTGTTGGTAGATGGTCATAGGAGCTTCTACTTTTACAGCTTGTGTACTTTGATTAGTCGTGCTGTTCATTGCTGCGGCGGACGGCCTCAAAACTGCTTTTGCTGGGGTGTATGTTGCGGAGCGGTTTACATTAACTTCACCACCACCAAAAAGCATTTCGCCTGCTTTACTCCATTCAGCCCCAATCCATTTACCGATTTTACTAATCCCACCCCAGATATTTTTTATATGTTCCCAGACTTCAAATAAAAAAGCGCCGATTTCTTTAAAGACATGAAACGCTGCGGGGAATTCTGTTTCAAGAAAATCGATAAAGTGGCCGATAACTGACTCGCCACCATCCATATAAGTCTTTACATCGTCGTATAGCGCGTATAATGCGAGGCCTAGAGCGCCTATTAAGAGAGGTGCTGCTATGGCTAAACCATTAGTGATTACTTGCCAAAAGGCAAGGCCTTTAAGAGCTTTCGTTAGACTCGCAATCGCGGCAAGAGCGTTCCCCAGTGCGAAAGATGCAGCGGTGGCCATAAGTAATTTCAGTGCGCCGTCGACGCCGCCAACCGCTTCAGAGAAATACATAAAAACACGTACAGCACCTTGGATAATTCCAGCAACAATTTTAATAACAAAAGAAAGGGTATTGGCGAACTTGATGATGTTTATTCGGATTATTTCTCTATTTGCTGCGGCCCAATCGATAAATTGTTTGATTAATGGTTCTAAAGACTTTGCGAGTTGCCCAAAAATCAAACCACCAAGGGACCGGACAGTCACACTAACATCGTCTAAAGCAGCTTTAAAAGCTACTGTTCCGAGTCGGCTTTCTTTATCAAGTAGATTGAGCTTTTGCCGTTTATCGATTAAGTCTACTATAGACTCGTCGTAAGTTCGGAGGAGACCCATAACGTCAGCACCACGTCGGCCAAAAAGTTTGAAGGCCACGTTAACTGATGTTTGAGTATCTTTAAGGCTTTTAGCGGCGTCTGCGAGTTTTATAAATTGCTCTTCCGGTTTTAATTTTTGAATATCTTTAAACGATATGCCCAATTTTTGTAGGGCCATATCGACGTCAGGGTATACCCCCCTAACCTTTTTTTCACCGAGTCTTTTATTTAATTCTTTTGTCATGTCGATAACGGCACGCTCGCTCATGCCGATATCACCCATGACTCCACCAAGAGCTTCAAATGTCTCGATAGACATCTCGACGGATTTAGCTAGGTTGTAGTTGGTTGCAATCTGAAGACCCATTGTGGTGGCGAACCCAGTGAAGACCCCAGTAAGCACACCAACGACTTTAGTAAAGCCTTTAGCGATATTTTTCGTTCTCTCAAACGATTTATTAAACTCTTTGACTTTTTTTGTATCGACTTTAAAGCCAAGTTTAACAAAAAATTCTTCAAGTTTAACAGCCACTATCGGTTACCTTTCGACTTCTTTTCTTCGTATTCGCGTAACTGCTGGTCGATTTCTTGTTCTAGCAGCATGTACTCGACTCGGTCGAGGAAGTAACGTTGTTGCCAGTTTTCAACTTCTTCCGGTGATACTGTAAAGAACCTGGCAACTTGAAACGTCAAAATCTTTTCCTCACTTAAGCTTGTTTCGGGGATTTTTGGTGTAAACCCCCTAACTCTAGCATCTCGTCCAGGGAAACGCCTAGCGTCTCCTGAAGGGTAAAAAAAACTTTGGGGTAGTTCTCCTTTATCGCATGGGCTAAAGCGAGGTAGAATTCTTCCGGACGGTCATCAAAGTAGTCAGATTCGTCAAGGTCTGTTATCTCAAATTTACCTTTCTCATTTACGATTACCGCTTCTCGGAGTACCGCCTTCGCAATGTCCCAAATAGTATCAGAGTCAAGAGTTTTAATCACGGAGAGCAAAGCTCCCATTTCGCTGTCTGTCTCCGTGACCGCGTCCATCGCTCGGGCGACCATCTGGAAGGCTTTATGGAATACTTCCATAGATTCTCTTCTGGTGAGCGGTTCCAAGTTGTACGCCGACTCACCAGAAAACCCTTTGACTTTAAATTTTATTTGGTCTCTTTTCATTCCCCACCCTTTCTATTTACGCTTGTTTTGCCCCTGCAGGGTTCATATCACCTTTGATAAAACCGAACACCCAGACTTTTTCAGCTTGGTCTTTACCTGCTTCATAAGAAGGCATTGTTTGGACTTTACAAGCGTCCGAAAAGAAAGAATCCCCAGCAGAGTTTTTGTCGATAATCGCAATTGGGAACGGTTGGTCTGTTTTTTCGAGTAGGGTCAAAACCTGATTAGAGGAGGACTTCCCACTCAGGGTCAAGGTTACCGAACCGCTGCGATTTTTATTTTTTACGAACCGACCATCACCGTCGCATCCAATATGCATACTGTTAGCATCCTCGGCGAATTCGACGGTAACTTTGGTGTCGGCACCGAAGGACTTCATAACAGAGCCTCCGATTGTAATTAGGACTTTTGATGGGTCATATTGCACGTCAGCCATTATCTATTCTCCTTTAAATTGTCCACGTACCGGTTATGGTGACCGTGACGGCAGCCGAATTCAAGTACCCACTAAAGACATCGCTCAGCACCATATCATGACTCGCTCGCTCGCTTTGACTGAAGTCGTCCGCGTCAGGGAAGTCGATAACAAAAGGCCTATCAGGGGTGTCGACTAGGATGCCCCTATTAATCGCCTCAGTTGCATATTCTCGGACAACTGCTTCAAATTGGGCCAATGTCGGGTTATCAAACGCGCTAAGTGGATTTTGTAATAAAATTGTGAACACATCCTCTTGGATTCGCGCTTCAAACCAATCTTTTCCAAGCATAATCCTATGCTCAGTACCGTTCGCGTTCATCCCGTCCGTATTAAAGATGTTATCTCCGACTTTAGCAATTCGATTATATTTCTTGCCTTCAAGCACTGAGATTTCCGTCGTGGTAAGTGGCTTCGACGTTCCATCGGCAGCTAAACCGGACTCTTGGACAAGCGCCAAGACTTCCATCGCGAATTCAGTCGTACCTTCGGACGCAGGTAGAACACACCCTGCAATTGCAGCGTCGGGCCACTCGTCGGAGTGTTCAGAATAGACGCACATCGTTCGACTAAGAGCAAGATCGGCGCATTGAGACCCCAGGTCCGTACTTGTACCCGCGCTCTTTGCATCTGTGTTACTATAAACTAATATACATTGCTTCTTTTTCGCGTTGACGTAACTTCCTACCGCAACTTGCTGTGTCGTCGTAAGGCTACGCTCACACATAACCTCATAGTAGCTATCATCAAGCTCAGAGATGGCAGTAAGCGCTTCAGTCGGCTCTTCAGCGTCGAGCCCGGCTTGAGAAAAGCCATTGCTGACATCCATGTAGGTCGAGGATGTTAGGTCAGTTCCACCGCCGCCGGAGACAATCGAGAGAGTCGCTGCACTCGCTCCCGTTGCGCTATGCTTGAGGATTAACCTATCCTCTGAGTCAAACTCAAAAGTGGCCGTATCAAGCCCGGTGATGTTTGGTGATCCGATTGCTTGTATCGCGGCTGTTAATACCGTTGCGACTTGAGAAAGAGCGGTAATCCCGTCGAAGTCAACTCCAGTTACGACGTCCGTGCTTGTACCGTCGGAAACGGTAAAAGACCCGTCCGAGACTAGTTCCCAAACTGCATAATCCGTTTCGTGCGTACCGCAAACGAAGTATGGTTCGGACGCCGAGGAAACCCAACGGCCAAGCATCAGCTTTTGAGCCTGCCGTTTTTGTCCGAAGTAAACGTTTGAAAACGAGTATGGGTCCGTCCCGGAAGTTAGGTCATCCCAATCAGACGGTGTTACATATTTGTATCTTTGGTCGATGGGAATTTGTGAATCATCGACCAAAAATAGCCCAATGCCAAAAGACGTTCTCGGGGCAACCGCCGTTTGTAGTACCGCCGAAACGTTTACGAATTCAGTGATTAGAGCCATCGTATAAACTCCTATGGTGCCTCAGCAGTGACCGTGTACTCGGTTTCTGCGTCATCTTCTAGTGTCCCCGTCAATTCTACAGAGTTAATCAGCATATCCTCTTCTGTTTGCTCAACGTAGTAATACGCCAAAAATTCAAGGTCAACTTGATAGACCGGAGAGTATTTCGTATCAATTATCTGTGTCATATCTCTGATGCTGCCCGCCTCGATAAAAGTCGCCCCTGAGTCTTTTAGGAGTTTTCTCGGGGCGGGCATCTCGTTTGCCACAGCTAGTTTTTGCAGTGTTGTTCTCGCATTTTCGCCCCAGCACTCGACTGTTATCGTGTCTTTATGTCGACTCTGATAAGTGACATCGACGTCCCAACCGTCAGGAGAGCCCTCATAGGACGTGTATTCTATCGGCACGGATGCCACGCGATACCAAGTCAAAAATAAAGGCGTAGGGCGAGGGCCATTCTGACGAGATTTTATGATATCCGTCTGGCCCGTTACAAGCGCAATCCAATCATATATCAACTCGTCATTCATTTTCTTTTTCCTCATAGATAAACAATTTACAATAATTTCCTAATCTAGACCTATCAGATATAATGGATATTTTATAAGTTTTACCGCCGATTATTAGCTTATCTGGATCGGTTGGCCCCCAAGAGGAGACCCCGATTTCAGTCCACGTTCTAAGGTGGTTCTTGTCGATTTCCCCTGAGGGCAGCATCTGCTTCTCTTCCGGTGTAACTGGTTGTGGCTCAACGATACTAATCGATGAGGTGGAGGGCGTGCCCGGGACCCAGACCCCTTTGACATACGCCCCAGCGGTGTACTGTACTAGTGTTGCGGTTATCATCTCACTTGCAAAGGCGGAGAGCATTACTCATCCTTTCCATACGTGATTGACTGTCTCATGGTGCCGGTGTGTACTAGTGGTTTAGATGACCCTTTTTGGAGTCTAGTAGATAGAGCATTTGGTGGGTAAGTAATTTCATCTATTTTTTTCCGGACCCAACTTTGCAATTGGAGACCGATTAATTCAAAAGCCTCATTCGGCGAGATATCTTTTTTTACAACTTTTTTAGAAACAACACCTATCAGTTTAATTAAAGCGGCCCTTTTTTCCCTCATAGTACTCCGAAGAAACGACCTTGCAGGAATTACAACTTTCTCAGCGGGGCCAAAAGCGCTTTGCGCTGTTATAGTGGTACCTAATTCATTATAAGCTGCAATTTCCGCAATTGTCTGGCCATGATCTGCATTTGGATGTTCACCCGTACCTTTAAGGACGCCGATTTTCATATCAGCAAGAGAAGTCAAACGATGCAGCAACTTAGGCAACTCTTTTAACTCAGTGTTAGGTTTTAACTCTTTACTAGCCATCCCAACCGACAACTCCTAACTGCATACCCACGATCATCGCCATGTTCCAAAACTCAGCCCCATAAGGGGTCGAGTTATACGAATTTTCAAAGCCGCTTGAACTTGCGCTTGACGCGTACGAGATAGAGACATCACCAATGCTCTTACTTGCTATAGGACCAGAAGCGCCGCCGCCGTTCGCCATGTCTTGAGACTTTTTCAAAAAATGCGCGGTCAAGTAATAAAGCCCTTCGTTGTAAAGAGTATCCCAAGTCCCCTCATTCACAAAAAGTTCAGCACGAGTGATAAAAGTCTCGACCCTAGAGTCATCTACAGTGGAAAACTCCGGGAATCGAGACTTAAATCCTGTTGCAGTAATCGCCATTAAATGCCCTTACCGAATCGCATAGAGCCAGGGTACATGATATGCAGCGATGCGAATTCAGCAGTCACGGGGATAACGTATTCGAGCCCCTGCAATTGTGGTCCATGTACCGTGATATCCATCGGGATTTCGATAACCAATTTCTCAGGGTTATAATCAAAAACCAGCATTTGGTCAACGTCAGCTGACGAGATAGTTGTTGAGTCGATTAATTGACGTACTTTGATAATGTCAGCCTCAGAGTTCAGCCAGGGACAATTCGCGACCAAAAAGTTTTTGATTGAGCTGTCTCGGTAAGGGGTTGTGGAAATCAGGTTCCATTGCGCCGGAGGAAGAGCGAGTTTGTTCGGAACTTCTACCTGTTTAGAGTTAACGTCAACCGCGCTAAACAGAGCGTTTACGTCGTAAAGAATTTCAGTAGCAGTTTTATTCGTCCAGAGCTTAGAGGTTCCACCAGCGTTGTCAGCAACCGTGTCAGTGGCGATTGTACTAGCAGATTGATAAGTAAAGAGACCGGGAAGATTGATTGTGCTGACTCCATTGAATGTCGCGTCGTTCATCTCTTCTTCGATAGCTTTTCGCGCTGCGTTTGCGCGTTCTTGAGCCAAACTCGTTCCGCTCAAAGCTCCAGCCCGAATCTCTGACATTGTATAGCCGAAAGACGAAGCGCACTCTTTAACCGGGTAACGGGTTTCCCCAGCGCTCACGTCAGCTCTTGGAAGGTCAGAGGCATTATTCTGAATCCATTGGGCTTTCCCGACTTTATCGTAGTCTTTACGGATAATAGTCTGCGTTCCCGCTGGAATTGCGAAAGACACCGGAAAAAGATCACGGTAAGGAAGTTCTGGGTAAAGAACTTCGTACATTTTTGGAACAATATGCTCCAACTGATTATAAAAAAACCTTGCTTGTGCGTCAGTTAATTGCATCTTTCTTATCTCCTACAGGTCAAGTCGAATTTTAGCGATAGTGTTTTCGGCGGTCGTGGTCTCTTCCAGCGTGCAACCTGTCAGTTGTGTCTCGCCGGTGCTAGCAGTACCCGCGTCAATCACGCCCGTGGTGTCGTTGTAAAAAAGGCCAGTCCCCATCGCTGAGGCGGTTGGGATGTTCACATAAAGATATCCCTTTTTCATGACACCGACTACCTCGTACTGGGCATACGTCAGTTCATTTGTCGACGCAGCGCCACGTTTTGACAGGTCTCTAATAGTAACGCCGATGCCTGTCGCATCGCCGCCGATGACCACCTGATCGTCGGCAGTTCCGGGGGAAACAACGCGACCGGGGGCAATACCCGCCGGCCGAGGTTTCAACACGCTTAGAGACAATGTCAGAATACTTATTATTGAGGTCGGCCAACTGCCCTTCATAGGCTGCCGACATGTTCTCTGCATAGCTAGTCTGGACAGTCATTATTTATTCTCCTTTTTCGACCGAGCCGAAAATGCTTCACGGGCCTTGCGGATTTTATCCTCAAAACTCTCAGGGGCGGTGTTAGCTGCAGCAGTTACAACGCTATCCATTGCGGTTTCAGTTTTGTTTTCTTTTGCCTTCAGCAAGGTATCGAAAATACCATCGATGTACTCTTGGCTCTTGCCTTCCAGTTCATAAGAAGCGTCAGTAGCTTTAATCGCGGCTGATTTGATTTCGGATTCAGTCTTAAGGCCTTCGTGATCGAGGTCTTTCGCGAGTTTTCTTGCAGAGTCGATAACGGCGAAGAGTTTTTCGGCTTCAGCTTTTACGTCAACAGCTTTGAGTTGTTCGATTTCTTTGTCTTTAACAGCAAGTTCGCCTTCAAGCTTTTCAGCCTTGGCGATTGCGTCATTCGCAACTTGCTTTACTTTTTTGATTTCGGCGTCCATCGATTCAATTTCAGTTTGCAATTTATCGACAACTTGTGCGCCTTGCTCGCTGAATTCGACCGATATACCGTCGATTAACCTAGTTTTCATACTGGTCTCCTGTTTATTCTCGTCTTGTATCCGCACGTGCGGCCCACCACGCCCCTGAGGGACAATAGCGATATGATTTACTCTGATATTCCTTTGGGCCCCGTCATAAACCCCATGCTCGTCGCTTACCCCAGGGGTCCAGTCCATATCGAGGTTATATCCCAAAGAAATTTGTTTAGTTCCGTTCTTGACTTTTTCTATTGTCTCTTTATCTTGAATTAACAAGTCGGCAACAACATAGCTATCCTCTTGCCTCGGTTGCCCGACAACAACCCCTTTTGAATACATGCTGTAATTCTCAGCGTTGACAAATACCGGGGGGTGGCCGTCTGTTACGGGCCTGCTACCGATTGACGACATAGACTCATCTCCGAAAACCTCGTCCGGTGACCTGTAGAGTCGGACTATGCTATCATGAGGACACTCTTTGAGGCTATCAGGTAAATAGTCTTCCGTCATTTCAGCAAGGTAATACTCTTGTATACCTGTACGGGAAAGCCTAGCAGTTACTTGTAGATACCCTTCCGGCGTTACTTTTTGGTCAGTGATTTGTAGGCTATCGTTAGTCTCCATCAATTACCTCGTTAGTATAATACCATATCCAAATTGAAATGTCAATATTAGTCAACAGTGTCTAGTAAAGGAGACAAGTCCGGGTCAGCAACGCACCGGCATTGGATATCGTTACCTGGATGCCCGGTTGTCGCGGGTGGGTCTTTCCACGAGAATCTCTCGCCATTATTCGAGGCATGGTCAGGTCTGACTCGTTCATCCCCTACAGTCCTCCAAATGTAATGCGTCACTCCTACATTCTTCTGACGTATTTTATTAAGGTCGCTATTTAATTTAGACGTTTGGTCTCTTGCGATAAGGCGTGCATGACGGTACTCTATACCAGCGATTTTGATTAAGTCTCTTTTTAGCGAAAATGAGCTTTGGCCGCTTGCGAATCCTTGAGTTATAGCTTTCCGTACCCGAACGAAGTAACTTTTGTGTATACGTTTAATCAATCCGACATTTTTTGTGACATGGTTTCTCATCTTCTGTTCAATGCCAGCATCGGTTAAGATTTTTGATATATTGACCCCCATCGCTTTTTCTATTGACTTTTTAAATTCTATTTTATGCCTTCTATTGACTTTCCCAAAGTGTTCCGTTGCTAGGTCCGCCGCCTCCACCGTTATATCCGTGATAGGCTGCACCGCTCTTTCTAAGGCTCGTATGACCGCAGCGTTCGGGTCTTCGTCTTGGAGCCCCCCATTTGAATCGGTTAAACTTGCATCGAGCGCGGGGAACACGTACTGCTTAATACGCTTATGGATACGCCGCACTGTTAACCTGTTTATTTCCCTCGTGTACCATTCTTCTTGCGGCACCGATGATTCAACACCTTGCGCTTTTTTTGGGCGGTACCTTCGTTTTTGCTTCTCAAGTTGTCGACGTATAGCGGCTTTTCTGCGAGCGGATAACGCCATTATTTTTTCACTTTTTTAGGTTGCTTTTCTTCTTTCTTTTCTGGTTTCTCCTCTTCTTCTTCCTTTTCTGGTTTCTCCTCCTCTTCTTCTGATTTCTCTTCCTCCTCTTCTGGTTTCTCCTCTTCCTCTTCCGGCTGCGGCTGTTCTTCTGGCTCAGATTCCATATCCTCTTTGTCGATCTCCATCATAGTCTCGATGTAGTCGTCTGTGAGAGTCTCATAAGTCCCATCTAGCTTAAGCTGCTCAGCGACCTGTGATGACATAATGACACCATTAAGATAAATCTGGTCTCTTTGCGCTTTAATAAGCTGAGCCTGAGCTTTCTCAAGTTCATTCGGCTGCCATAACGATTCAAAATGCGAATCCCAATCATCTGGTATAAACCCGAGCACCGACCGAGCATGAATCTCGTCGAATTTATCAAGCTGGGGTTTTATCCCCGTTTCTTGGTAGGCAGAAATTGAGTCATAATGGTTTCTAATCTCCATTTGCCCAGCGCTATTAAGACCAGGCGCTGACTCACCTAAAAATCGAGTTGCGGGGATGTCGCTAGCTGAGGCGACGATAGTCACAAACCGTTGGACTATCTCAGACAACCCACCGAACTGGATAACCTGCTGGCTCAGCTCTTCTCTGTCTTTATCAATCACAAGGGCATTATTAATTGATTTAATTTGGTCTGCAGCCTGGAAACGCTTTGTCAAATCCTCAACAGATTTACCCCCCGCTGCAATCGTCCCGAAAAAATTCTGCACTGCAATGACGTCCACCACTGCTTTATACGGCAATGACGACACCGCTGCAATGGTCCCTTGTGCGTTCATAATCGCATCGTAAACATGCGCAAGATAGGACTCCCCCCAATATCCATTGCGGCTGCGCACCTGCCAAGGTAGAGGACGTCCATCAAAAATAAGCACCCGTGACGCATGGATAGGTTGCTGTGCCCCCGGCAAACGAAAAGTTTCTGGTTTGCGGAATGTCTCCGAATAAGGGTCTGTTGTATTGACTCGGTCGACTACCAACTCATAGCGATTAAACACATGGAGATATTTTAGCGAGTCCTGTTTAACTGTCTCCACGTCTAACGGCTGGTCAAGGTCGGCACCGTCATCGATACCCAACACAACCCCTGCACCACCATAGAGCCGAGCCCAACGAAGCGCCTCGGTAACCGCAGTGCGGAACCCGAGCTTCTTTTCGGACCTGAGTACTTTATCTAATTGTTCCTGAGATAACGACTCAGAAACGATACGCCGCCATTTACGAGTTGCATCTTGTACCGGGATATCGACTACTTTTCCAGATATCCAATCATTTCGGTACATGGATTCAAGCTCAGTTTTGTCCACACTCCGTTGGACGAATTCGGAGTGGTACTTTTTATCTTTTGTTGTGTTCAACCCCGCAATGAGGTTAACGATAGAGTCGTAACTTATCTCAGTCATTGCTATGCCTTCTTGGTTACGAGATATTTTTTAATTGAGCTGGTATCGTCGACGTTGTTGCCTAACGAGATTTTATCCCCTGTGTCAAGCTCAAAAACTATGTAATCGGACACTTCATAAGAGTTGTCAGGGTCCGTCGGGTTCGCCCCATCGATGGTTGACACAAGAACGTCATCCACCCAAAGTCGGAAGACACCATAGATAGTCCTGGATACTCTAAATTTAGTCCATGCGCCGGATGACATAGCGTCATCGTCAGTCGCCAGCCTATAAGGCCCAAAAGTCGAATAAAGGAGGATTTGTTCATCATCTTTTATATCAATATAGTACCCGTCACCAGTGCCGTCGCTCGCAGAGTTAATAAAATGTATTTTTGGATTAGATGACGTGGCTTTGTTAATCATAAATTCCCAAGTGCCGTAAGCATTTTCTGTTGAGTCTTCTTGCATTAGGCTCCTACTAATTGAGACAACTGATGCTGAATTAGCTTCTAACACTTTATGAGGCACGCTATCAATGTCCTCATTAATAACCTTCACTGACCCTGATTCCACCTCGAAGCCGGAATTAGTAATCGGCCCAGTAGTCACGTTAGTGATAGTCTCGTTAATTTTATAATCAGTTTGCCAATATGCGCCTAATCCCTTAGCATACTGTTCAGCAACCCAATCGGCATCCTTTGACTCATTGTAGATGTTAAAAGCCGAAATCCTACCAACGTAAGGCCTACCCCCGTTAGTATCTGCACCGATAGAGACCCCCGGATAATAAAATTGGTACTCTGGTGTGGCAAATTCGAATGAGTCCGTTTCCTGTAGTTCTCCATTCACGTAAAGTGAGTACGTGCCTTTTGTAGTAACAACTACGATGTGTTCCCACTTATTATATTCGATATTCTCTGGGAACGTTACAGATAAACTGGAGTCATATCCAGCGAAACGATATGTCGCACCAATAACGAAAAATCGAAATCCTTTTAGGCCACCAAATTCATAAATTCGAGGCGCAGAAACGGTATAGGTGTTAGTACGGCACCACATTTCATAAGTACCATTACCGTCAATCTCTAAAGCGCTAGACCTATTAGCTAGTAGGTACTGATTCGCCTCTTCCCGCCAATCAAAACCCGGTCCCATCCTGTCAAGTCTCGCTGTGCAGTCGTTAATGTCTATAGTGTGATTATAACTAGACCTATCGTCAAGACCCTGCATAAACGGATGCATATCAACACCAAGAACCAGCGAATTATCTTGTGTGTCTTGTTGAGCACAAAGGTTAAAAGCTACATTTGTACTTGATGTAGTAGCCCACACTTTCGCATTAAGGTCGGCGTATAACGCGTTGTGTTCCGCCTCTGATAGCGGACGGTTAAACACCAAAGCTGCTTTAAACAACGCTCCTACGAGCGACCCGCCTCCCTCTGCTGAACTACCGATATATGTATCGGCGTTATCGGGACCGGGGCCCCATGCTTCGCTATAGTCCCCAATCGAAACGCCGTCGTGGAACCCTTGCGGTGATTCTCCTTCAGTAAAATTAACGGCAAGATACTCTCTATTTTGCATTGACCCATTAATCACAGGGTCAACCCCGGACTCATCAATCTCGCCTGAAAAAGTGAACTGATTAGTACTGCTATTCCATGTCCAAAGGAATCGCCAATCTCCTACACCGTCATATTGTGTCATCACACGACCGGATGCTGAAACATTAGTAAAGTCGCCATATACAACTAACGATCCTGTTGTGAGCCTTAACGATGAGTCCTCCGCGACTCGTATATCGCTCGAAACTAAAGGCACGTTTAGAGTATCAGTCCCCCAAGTAACAATCCCAGGTATAGCGCTGTTACCGTTTTCACTCCAATCTCTGAACGACCCAGAGCGATAGTCGTGATACATCACACAAGCGCCTTCGCTAATTAAATCATTCAGTACCCCAGTACCTTTTTCTATTGTGTTGTACCGCTGGTTGAGGTCAAAAATCTCATCTTTTTTCTGCGTTTCAGTTAATAAGGATGAATGTAACCTAAGACTTAACAAGTCACCGTCAAATCCGCCAGAAGTAAATAGTGTTGCCCACGTTGTCAAATCATTCTCATGGGTGATACTTACAACCCCCGATACTCTTTTCATTACAGTAACGGTATAATCCCCAGTCGGGTTACTAATACCGGTTAAATAGTCATCAGACCCGTCAAAAGCGAACCCTGGCTTGCCCAGTATCTTGGTAGGCATCAATCCAGCGGTGGAGCCATCCCCTAATGTAGCGTCATTTCCATTGTTCGTAGCGTCTTTAACGAGATGCTCTGTAGGGTTGTAGTAATAATTATCGCAGGGGAAGTCTAGCGTCATACTCTGTTTGTAATTGTATGTAGTGCCATCGTATGAGTCTAAAATCTCGCCCGCTGTTAAAGCCGATTGAAAGAATTTAAAATTGTGAATTACACCGGAAAAAAAGTCACTACCACCAGACGTCGCACCTAGCAACACGGTCGTAACGTCATACTCGACGTGCGCGGTATCAAAAGAAGCGACTTGAGTACCATTCAAATACACCAAGGTGGATGTAGCAACTAACTCAGAACTTACAACCGCGATTTCATTGACTTGGTTTTCAAGCCAGTACGAAGAGTACTCTCCCTCAGTCACATCCATCGTTCTACCGGCGACAATAACTCTTAGAGTATTGTCATCGGTATTCGACAGCTTTTTAATTAAAAAATTTGTACCCGCGTCGTCAATCGCTTGGAAAAGAGTGTAATCATCGTCTGAATCATAGTCAAAATCAGGGGTAAATCGCAGAGTGAACGTAAGAAACGGACTGTCAAACTCACCCCCCGCAACAGAATAACTCACGTAGTCCGTAGTGCCATCGAACGTCGCGCCATTAGAAATGACAGGCGACCCTGTAGCAGACCCCCCATTTTCAGCTAGTGTGGTGTCGGAAAAGAAGGCTTCTGCGAAAGTACACCCTCGCATCCTTTCCGCAGGGGTTGTCCCCAAACTTACAATAGGCATATTATTCCTCCGGTGTTAACTCAACAAGTTTTTCGAGCCATGCTCGTTTAATCAACCTAATTTGCCCAAATGATATAGACACACCCAAGTCTTTCGCCTCCTGTTTAATCGATACAAGGGTTCGTCCCTCTTTGAGCCTAACAATCACCTGCTGAACCCTTTGCGCTGTAAGAGGCGGCGGCGGCGACAACGGCGGCTGCGGGTCTATGTAATTAGGCTCAAGTTGAGCGTACGTTTTATCCGCTAAAAAGGCGTCTATCACATCAATATCAGACATAGGGGCCTCCTATCTACCAGGTTTGTCTGGCGTATATCGACCAATCGGCGTCGTCTGCAGCACCTGTGCTCGCGACGACTTTGACTTTTACAAACTTCGCGCCGGCCAGCTTCCTTGCGCTATCAGAAAGGAAGTTAGACGCGGTGAATGTAGCGGCACCAAAGACAGCATTGGTCACGTCGGTATACGCGCAATCCCCCGGTGCCGAGCCGTCATCTTGCGCTGTAGCTTCGACCGTTACTGTCACAGACCCAGACCCACCGTCAAGTACCAACGACAAGCTGAGATGTCTATACCCGTCCATATCAACGTAATATGTATACGTGCCGTCTGCACCGTTAGTTACTTCAGCCAAAGTTTGCGGTCTTTTATGTGTCCAAATAGGGCTAACATCCATAACTCTCAAACCAGCGCCCGAACTTGCGCCTGCGAGAGTTACACGTTTATCCCATTTATTCCCATTTTGTTCATACGTCAATCGTTCATCGATTGTCTGATTGCTATAGCTCATTCTCAGCTCCTAAAAAATATCTTGATAGCTGACCCCTTGCTCTTCGATCAGCATGTGTTGTATTGCATCCAATGTTGGGTCAATTTGGTCGTCATGAGCATGACTCATCTCAGCTGTAAACATGCTGAATTCGTACAAATACTCACTAATCCATACCGCGTTTTGCGGTAAGAACACTCTACCAGACGCGATATGGTCAAGGCATCCCGATGCCCTTGACACCTTATCTTTGTCTCTTGGTATACCCTTAACCCAATCATAGCCCATTTCTCGATTAACGTCCTGGATTAAACCAGATCCAGAACTTTTATCCTCAACGAATCTATCACGAATCCCCACGGAAATCAAAGGATGTGGCTTTCCTGGCTTAAAATCGTGTCTAAAACAAAAGTTTTTAAACTGTTTTTTAAGGTCGGGCGCTATCCATTTACCCCTAATTTGGTCGAGTAAATAAATACCTCGTTCGCCTCGGCCCCACAATTGGGCAACAGAAAAGTCGTTATGTTCCCCCGTCTTTACTGCAGTATCGGCGAAAATAAACTTGTATCGAATAGCATCGGTGGACTCGTCTTCAAAAGTGATAACATTCTTAGCGTAATCGTAAGCTAGATAGAACCTCCACCAGTCCTCTTTAAATAACCCACCACCGAGCGGTGCAGGACTTTGCCCGTACTGCGAGGCATAGGTGTAGGGGTGCTCTCTGAGCTTTGCTATCTGCTCTTCATTATGTTTTAGCGCCCAAAGCGGTCCCTCTGGTCTCTCGTATTCGATTGGAATAGCATGCGTATAGTCTGCTGGGTAATTATAGATAGGATCTGAGCTATGAACAGGTATACATAAATGATGCCAAGTGTCACCGCTCCCCCCACGAAGTAGAAACGCAGTCGTATCGTCCTCATGTAATCTCTGCATAATGACAATAATCGGGTGGTCATCTCTATTAATCCTCGACCGTATAGTATTGGGGATACGGTCATTAACACTTGACCGACGTGTCTTACTATAGGCGTCTTCGGGTTTAATCGGGTCGTCAACGATAATCGCACCAGAAAACTCCCACTCTGGGGACATGACCCCAGCACCAAATCCGGTAACCTGGCCACCTGAGGAAGCGGCCATCATGCCGCCTTTTTCCTCGGTGAACCATCGTTTTTTTGATGCAGTGTCTTTGCGAAGTTGTCGGGGCCAAAGCATCTGAAAGTGGCCAAGCTTGATTATCTCTCTTACAGCATCACTATTAGCACGAGCCAAGTCATCAGAGTAAGAAAGATGTATTGACGAACTTAAAGAGTTAAGCGCAATGCTCCAAGCGACAAACAATACAACAGTCATCTCTGTTTTGCCGTACCTCGGCGGTATGTTGATAATTAACCTGTTAATCTCACCATCCCTGATCCTCTCAATAACTTTAGCCAATACCCTATGATGCCAGTTAAGAATAAATTTTCGGCCCTCTTTAACGCGGAAGAAAACTCGGCAAAACAGCAAAAAGTCTGCCTCGAAAGCACACTTTAAGAAATACAGCTCTTTGTCGGATAAATCATCCGGGGAATGGACAAACTTAGACACTATATGCTTAGAGAATATCATCGTCCTCACCATCTAGTATCCTCTTGAATTCTTCTATTTCTTCTTTGGTCGGCTTGGGAATCTCTCGTGGTGTGACGTCCTCGACTGTAACTTCTAACGCCTTCTGTTTTGGGATGTACACTTTAGCTAGCTCTTTAGCAGCGTCAAGAGAGACGGAGGTGGGGGGTCTCTCGTACTGATATGCTGGATTACCTAGGACTAACCGTTTGATTTCGGCCCACTCTTCTGAGTCTGGAAGTTCTTCCCTTTTGGCAATATGGTAAATTAAATCATAGAGTTGACTGGTGTCATATCGTGGGTCTTTACCCGCAGCTAGCTCGACAAGGTAAACATGAGGGCCACTTATGCCATAGGATAAACAAGCCCCATCGATTTCCTCTAAAATTTTGTCAAGACGTGCTTGTGCGTTTTTATTCTTCCCAGACACGTCATGATTGTAAACGATTGTAGACTAATTGTCAACTATTGTATAAAACCAGGGGCGAATTCTTTGAGATAAGCCTTGACAACGGGGGCGCTTTCGATTAATACAGCAAAAATTTTCGTCTCATCGGTGGTCATCTTGACGAGTATGCCAAGGGTGCAATCTTTCAAGCCACCGGAGTACACCAGAGCGCCACCGGACATGCCACGTTTAGAAGTAGAGTTGACAAGTACCTCACTAATGCCCTTTTGGTCAATATAGTAGTCGATATCGCCGATATAGGTCAATAAAGGACCCCTCGGCCTACCATACGACGTTGTATAACCATCCGGTGGACGGCCAGTGCATAAAGGGGCAATCGGACTAGACACCATATTAACCTTAAGCAACGCAATGTCGGCGTCTTCGTCCTCTGCGATTACTTTCGCAGGGATAAAGCCCGATGACCACCAAACTCGGATATGAGCGTAGTCATTGTATTGCCTATTCGCGATTACATGCTGAGCAGTAAGCAAAAGACCATCTTCGTTGACAAAAAAACCAGACCCACGCATGCCATGGCCCCATACTTCGACATACGTGTCTACATTGTAAGACTCATGCAACGAAGTATCTGGGGGGTCCAGTCCCCTAGGCGATACACTTTCGCACGCTGCGAACAGTACGACAGCAAACAAGTAAAACACACGTTTCACCTTTCTGCCTCCTTTTAAATGCGCTGGGTACGGTATAGCGCAAGACGGGTTGTCTATGTCGCTATCAAACCGAACAGCCGCCACAACTCTGCCAGTCTGCTACCTCGTAACAGGGTGAGCCTTAGGGCCCGCCGCAAAGCTCCTTTGTAAGCTGTAAATGTCTTGCACTATACCGTACCCAGCTTTGTTGTATTAGGACAGCATTACCTTAGGGTCACAAGATACTCCACAATAATACCCATTAATGTCGTTCATCTCCAAAACGTCGTATACTGGCATCATATCAGACAATACAACTAATGTGTCTGACCCGTGCCTGTTTTCTGCATCTTGAAGCTTTTCAATCAATTCCCTAATCGTCATTATCACAATACCTTTTCTCAAGCCAATGCGCCACGTAGTCCAATACTGACGTAGCCATTGGTCTAATATCTGGTCTATCTGTCAAGCCTTGCGGCTCAAATCTTGTATGTTTAAATTTAGCCACTATCGCCGAGATGGGAACCCCGTATTGCAAAGAAACCGACGCCATGACTGCCCAGGCGTCAGCGAACCCACTTAACGTAGAGCCTTCCTTGTCCATGTGGATAAATATCTCACCGGGGGTTCCATCCTCATACTCTCCGACGGTCACGTAGCCCTTATCCCCGTCGACAACAAACTCATGGGTCACTGCTGACCGAGTGTCCTCTAATCTAGTCCGCGCTGCTGTCATCTCTCCTAATTACCTCCTT